TCAAACTGGCATCCAGTCAGCCTCGTAAACCGACAGGATTTCGTGCGTCACCACTCCGAGCATCACAACGCCTTCCAGTGATTCCCCGTCGATCGTCTCACCTTCTTCCGTTACAATTCCCGTTCTGAAATACTTCCCAATCATCGGGTAGCCGTCAACCTGCCAGGCTACCTTATTGCCCGGCACGGGAGTGATGGAACTATCTACCAGCGCAAAACCTCTCTGCGTCTCGATCCTTATGGTTGACGATGGACGCTGAATCATCAGCTTGTTCAAATCTATGCGGCTCTCAACGAAGTCTGCCGCCGGTGATGGAAATCCCATATCAATACTCCCCGTAGTGGTAGAAACGCTGCCAGAGCTTGTTATGCCCCTCATCAGGTGACACGTCGCGGAACGTCATCACGTGCTGCGCTATCCACTCGTTAGCGCTCTGGTGGCTCATCTCCCAGTTGCGCTTTGCAAGCTCAGCAACGAAGTCAGAAGTGGACACAGTGACGCCGTACTTTGCGCTGCGCCGCATCGCCTCATGAAATGAAACCCGTATGTCGCCGTAACGTGGCATTACTATAGCTCCGATAGATACTGTATATAATTACAGTAATATCGATCGGTAAAACCGATCAAGTGCGGCGGCGGGAATTTTTGTAAAGCCATTGGTGCGCAAGGGATTTAATTTTTCCTTCCCATGTTGGTTAGCTTTTTGTGCGATTCCTCTCTCATCCCATGATCTGAATCACAAATATTCCAACTTAACTTAACTGTTCAGATTTCCTGATCTGTAGGGTATGATTTTGCCCATTTTCAGCAGGGATGTGAGCGCATCATCAGGAGCACCATGACAGCATATAAATCAAATAATCGAATCGAGTGGGTTGATACACTTAAATTTCTGGGTATTTTTGCCATATATATAGGGCATCTCGGGGATTTATCCGGCAAGTCATATCCATTCGTTTTTCTTTATCATGTGCAGATATTCTTTTTTGCTGCCGGTTTCTTCGCAAGCTACAGGCCTGAACTGACATTCTTCAGCTTTATCAAATCCAGATTCATGCGCCTGATGGTTCCCTACTTTGCATTTGGTTTTACCACTGTGACATTCAGAGCGGTTATGGATGGGTATGGTGTGGTGCAGTACCTGTCTGCCTTTAGCAGCATACTGTATGGGGTGAGAAACGATGAGTTTGTTGGCGGGACGTGGTTCGTAAACTGCCTGTTCTTTATCTCGGTTATTGATTACGTTGCCTTCCGGCTACTGCGCAACAGCTATCTGGTACTGCTGGCATCGCTGCTGGTATTCCTGGCTACACAGTACATCCTTCCATGCAATCCACTTGGCGAGCCATGCTGGTTCATGAACACTGATTCAGCGCTGGCATACTGGTGGCTTATGGCTGCCGGTCGGATTATTTTTCCGTTCATCAACAAGGCACTGAACTCCGATCGTAACTGGATGCTGTGGTTGCCTTTTGCTGGGTTGTCACTGATAGCGGCCTATACATATTTCAATACAGGGCATTTTTATTTCTGGCTGATGCAGCACGCTATGCCATCAGTGGCTCTTGAAAAGCCTTTCTGGGTCATCAATTACCTTATCGAGCCACTGAGCCTTGTGCTTTTCAATGTCGGTGCAGCGGTATTGCTGAGCAGGTCAGACATCATGAATACACTCGGTCGTAACAGCCTAAACCTTTGCGGTCTTGAAACTGTCATGAAGCTTTTTATTCCTGTGGCTATTGCATGCATTGGCCTGAGGATAGAAATCAGCTCAGAGATTCAGGCGTTGTTTTACTGCCTTATTTGCTTGGCAGCCTCTCATTTCGTCAGTGGCTACTTGGCGAAAGCTTTTCCTGGGATATTCGGCATAAAATAAAAGGCGGCCGAAGCCGCCGTTGTCATTTATATATGCCCCACAGTTCAATTGCGTAGCCTGATGCAATCAGATCGCCGACCGTATCGGTGAGCTGGGCAGTGGCTGCGCCTGATATCCCTATCGGTGTAGCAAGTGTCACGGATGCTCTTAGGGGGTTTCCGGAGAATGAGGTTATCGAGTTATTTCCGTTAAGCTTGAAAACAATCGTGCCAGTCGTTGTCTGCCCGGAATTTATGGCGCATTTTATGCCAGAAACAAACCCATCATTAACCGGGAACGCGTTCGTTATTTCAGTCTGATCGTGCGTCGTGCCGCCTTTGAAAGAAAACGTCCTCATGGTTTTAAACGTCGGCGCGAACTTTGTCACGTCATTGAAAGATCCAACGTTGTCACAGTTGTGAACATCAATGACGACACTACCGGTCGCCGACCCTGAACTGCCCTGCGTGAAGTAACGGGCCACACCTTTGGCAAAGTTGCTACCCTGCCACTGGAATCGGCTGGGGCTGCCATAATGCACGATGAGGTCGGTAACGTCCTTGAATGTAGAGTTTTTGACAATGTTTCCGGTACCGTCATACATCACTACCGCTCTCATAACTGAGACGACCTCAACGTACCGACTGAAAGAGCGCCTCAGGCAGTCGCTGGTGAGGGCGGTCGTACAGGTGAATCCATACAATTGTCCAAACTGAGGGTCGGTGATGTTTGCTTCGATAGTGGCAATCGTGTACTGAACACCATTATCAAACTCTATTACCGATCCCACTGGTGGAGCCGTATTTCCTTCTTTCGTGGGGCTGTATGCAATTCCGCCAGAAAAACGATAGACGCGGTCATAAGTTGACGTTCTGCTGAAAAATTCAGTGTCATCGCGTACTGCTTCAACTGAATCAAGGGTAACGTCATTGACATATGACAGCGTGTAGCAGTTTTTACACGATGTCGCCTTGAACCCCCTCACGGTTATATTCGTTGGGATTGTCGTTGCAGTAGATGGGGCCCTCTCAATGGACACACCATTAAAACAGTTGAGCGCCTGGCCACCCGACACAAGGGTATCGGTCACCTGATTGATTATAGCTACCGCCTTTGTACAGCCGGTAATTATTCCGCCTATCATCTCGCTAATTTCATTGGAGTTGACCGTTTCATTCTCCCACCCAGCCAGACCGCACTTATCAATGAGCGGATTAATGACTGTCCCTTTTTTGACGCCAGTCCCGCCTATACCAGACTGAACCTGGCAGTTTTTCAGGTTTGGATCGGTTATCAGGTAGTTTTCCACGTTGATGTGGATCACGCCCCACGTCTTAACATCCTTGCCGCAGGGGTTAATGGTGTAGCAAAGGCCAGTACAGTTCATGTACTCAATCCCTGCGTCACCATCCTCTATGGGGTCAACACCGCCGTTGAATTTGTCCAGCTTCGCTCCGGTGAACCTTACGGAGTCAGACTTCGGATCAGCGCAGCCATCAAAGACAATAATCCCTCGGTATGAATCGGCAAACGTGAATGACGTATTGATGGTGACTGTCGCCTGGTTTGCAAACGTGATGACCGGATTGGTTTTATTAAGAAACAGGATATGCGTGCTGACAAAGATATTCCCCGGAACAAGAATTTTACCGCCTGTGTCAGAAATGGCCTGCGTTATTGCCGCTATGTCATCGGTTACGCCATCACAGACGGCACCCCATCCACGGATATCCCCCACCGATTTCCACTGCTGAATCTGCATGGATGGTAGCAGGGTGTATCCGGTCGCTGATGCCAGCTCTGCTCTCAGCTGCGCGTCGCCCGCAGCTTTCCATCCACTGTCTGACAAAGGGTCAGAGCCTGCGACTACCGTCTTATTAAAAGTTCCTGTCCAGTAATACCAGGTGTTATTCGCAGGATAAAAGATGAAATCACGGATCGATGTCAGCGTGCCGCCACCAGTGAATGTCAGGCCGCCGCTTATCTGGACGCCAACTTTATCCCCTACGTCTGCCAGTGTTCCAGCCCCATACCCAACTAGGGATGCGCCGGTGCTTTTGGCAAGCTCCTCATAAACCTCTGTCGCTGAGCCTGAAGCCGGCACAGAGGCGATCACATCACCTGAATCGTTGAATGAAATCAGTTTTCCGGCACGGGTTGCTGCATCAGGGAGAGCTGACAGTGAAATGTCAGTTGCGCGCACTGTTTTTGAAAGCTCGGCCGTCACCTCTGATGCAGCAGACTGAGCCTGTGATGCTGATGTTGCAGCCGATGAAGCGCTGACAGAAGCAGAGTTGCTTGCCGTTACTGCGGTTGCTGCTGCCTGAGTGGCTGTGGCGGCATTCTGAGATGCCCCTGAAGCCGCCTGCAATGCCTGCTGAGCGTTCGTTGCAGACTGCGCCTGCGCAGCCTCGGCCGCTTCTGCGGATTGCTTTGCGTCACTGGCATACTGTGGTGAGTTTCGTGCTTCTTCAGTGTAGAGCGCGCACTGCGCGGCAGATGCCTCGGCAATTGAGGCGTAGCGTTTGGCGTTAGCGGTATCAGAAATAGACATCTTATGCCCTTAAAATAAAAAACCCGCCGGAGCGGGTGTCGTCGTTAACGTGATGTCATGAATATTCCCAGACAATTACCAGGCCTGATCCGCCGTCGCCTCCGGGCGCTGATGAGCCATTATTGAAACCCACCGCACCCGAACCTCCCGCGCCACTGTTGGCCGGTCCGTTATTGCCTGCGGTCAGACCCGGGCCGAGGATTGAGCCGTATGGTGTCTGGGGGCTGTAAAAAGTGTCGCCACCCGCGCCAGACAACGAGAATGCCGGGCCGATAAGTCCTACGCCGCCCGCGCCACCCGATCGGGTAACATCTGACGTGGTCGATTTTCCACCCTGCCCGGCAGCGCCGGACGTGACTACCTGGCTGGATGTCGGCCCGCCGGTGCCCCCACCCGCACCTCCGTTGCAGACAACGATATTCCCGAACCGACTTAGTCCGCCGTTACCGCCCGCGCCACCAGATGAGCCAGATCCGCCAGCACCAACGACTATGTCCACCCCTGCAAACGCAGAAGTGATTCGGCGACGTCCATAGGCACCACCCCCACCACCGGCCCCCGCGACAACTCCCGAAGGCGATGCAGACACACCTCCGCCAGCGCCGCCAGCGCCAAGCACCTCAACAACTACTGACCGCGTTCCAAGACTTGGCGTGTATGTTCCTGATGCAGGGAAAAACTGAGTGTTGATGAGCATACCAGGATAGCCAAGCACTGCCGTATCCTGGAATATATTGGTGCCGTCACACACGATCGTGGCCGACTGGCCCGCAGGGATGGTAACTCCAGTGCCGGATGCTGTTTTGCAGGTAACTGAGAACGCGCCTGAGCAGTTATTTGCGACGACCCATGATCGCGTCCATGCCGGGAAGACAAGGTTGATATTTGCCGTCAGGGTGCCAGTCAGGACGATTCTGTCTTTCGCTGCCTGTATTGAGCTCATTACCACGCTTGTACTGGCGAGGCCGGAAATGGTCGTAAACCCATAATTCGCCAGCGGAGCCCAACCGGTAACCGCCCCTGTTGATGATTCGGGGCTGATGCTGTTTGCCTCATTGAGGTTCACCCAGAATCCGCTAAGCGTAGCGTTTGGCAGAAAAGCACCTTTGGGGTAACCGCTGATAACGCTGGCGAAGTCACTGTTAAACTGATATCCCATGCCCGAGTTTTGCCACTGCTGCTGCAGCGTCACTGAGTAGAGCACACCGTTAACATCTTTTCCGTCAGGCGGAAGTCCACCCGCGCTCAGTGGCTGCATCGTTACGGGCGGGAAACCTTTATTGAAGGTTGCCACGCCGTTGCTGTCAGTGGTGGTGGTGGAGTCGACAGGAATGGTGTTTTTGTCGCCGTTGATCGCAAACGGCTTTGATATTCTTGATGGCAAATCCGAAGAGTTCATGTCATACCTGCTGGACTATATTAACTGTTACCCCGACCGGGGCCGGAAGCGCGCCAGAACTCTGCACAATGGCAAGCTCAGCAACGGATAGCGGGAACTCAAACACATAACTCATCACCATTTCCCCGTCATTTCTGACGTAACAGCGCCCTTTATCGCCAAACATAAACATGAGCAGCCTGTTGAGGTTCGGGATGGTGCAGTCAGAAATATTGGCCGCAGCCTTCATCATGATGAGTTTTCGGTATATGTCGTTGGTTAGGGTGACAGTTGAGGTCAGAAGTTCGCCGGAATAAAACGGGGCCTGATTAAATGGCTGCGGGTCATCTACCACGGGGGGGGTGGACTGCGCCTCTTTGAAGCCAAAATAAATCTTGTTCTCTGTCACCGTAAGCTGTCTACTGACAACCACGATTTTCCCCCACACATTCAGACCGTATGTGCCTGCCGTCTGTATGTTCCACACCATGTCGTAAAACGTATCCAGAAACCCCTCGATGCCAACGGCTTCGTTGAATGAATAAATCATCGACTGAAGTTTTGGACTGCCTGCATACTGCGTCAGGATGGTATCAGCGGCGTTTATCATGTCAGCGTCACCGAAATGTTTGTTGCATCCAGGGTGGGAACTTCGTCAATCCCAAAAGCCAGTGAGGTACCGAACGTTGTGCCATTCCGGCTTAGTGTAATGCTGAAGATATCCACGTTTTCCGGGTCTATTTCCTGCACGCCGGAGTAGTAGCGCCCCGCATAGATGGTCGAGCCTATCCTTGCCCGTGTTCCGCCGTCCTCGCCATTAAAAGAACTAAGGACGGCGGATCTAACTCTGGTTACGATGTCACCCGGCAACGCGTTGTTATTGGCAAGTTCGACCTTTACATAAACATTAACGGCCGTTGGTGTTTGCCAGGTAATGTCGTATTCAGGGAATGGCTGAACGTAATTGACGTTATCAACTACCGTAAAGGTTGTATTCCCTGCCATTGGCGGCCCGGGTGGCAGTTTCTGCCAGATGGCTTTAGCAATATCTGCCGACGCGCCGCCATAAACACACACGTAAAGGGAGTGAGCAGGAAGCGGGAATGACGTGGCACCTTTGTTAACCGTGGCATTGGTGTTGTTCTGAGTTACGTAGGCATCTGTTACGCCACTGACCGCCAGCACGTTCGCATAAATGGCACCGAGCTGGTTGTTTGAGTTACCAGCAACTGACTGCTTGCGGCGATACTCAAAATTTGCCCGGCTCTCTACATCATTACCCAGAACGCCTGCTGTCAGGTTCGTAATTCCGGACCAACCCACTACAGCCCGATAAATCGTATTAAGCGCGCCTATCGGGCAGGCTATCGGTCCGGTGGCCTGATTCTGGAATACTACGTCAACGGTACCTGATGAAGGTATGGTAGCTGCTGACAGCGATGCGTACAGATAACCATTGCTGTCCTGTGCCAGGCTTCCCGCCGGGATTACAGTGCCATTAAGTCCGGTGCAGGCTGCCGTTACGGTGGTTCCAATCGCGGCAATGCGATCGATGAAGTAAATCTGACCGATGGCATCCTGCATGCGTCCGGAGGCAAAGTCTGGATTTATCTGGTTAATCAGCCATGCCAGGTTGTCGTTTTTATCACCAATGATTGCCGTATCGCTCATGGCAATCTGACCCTGAGGTGTTGTCAGGCTGGTGCTCATTCCGCCTCCCATGGCGGTATCAAGATCGGTCAATCGGCCATTCAGAATGTCGATTTCATCCGGTACAGCCACGCCGGTATCGGAAAGCGTTACAGCCGGTACGGCCGTGCTCACTGTGACTTCAGCCATTGGCTACCTCAGAATTGAACGTTGATCTGTGTGTTATTAGTGTCCGTAACCGTCATGACGCCGGATGCTGTGCGATCGCCGTTGCTGACCGTTGTTGTGCAGAAGGCTGACTGGACGTAAGGGAGTTTTTTGGCCTCGGTAGCCATTTTTGTGTTTATCAGTTGTGTCCCGGGCCACTTTCCGAGTATTCGCTCGTAATACGGAATGCCGAGACTTGTGTCGTACCACGCCTCACCAAGGAAGGTAGAGCAGGCACAAGCTACGTCCTGAGCAACGGCATAGGGATTTGATGTGATCGCAATGTTGCCTGTGTCATCCAGTGAGATATCCCACGTTTCAGTCACAAGCTGGAATGATTTGGTGAGCATGGAAACTCCGGGCAATAAAAAACCCGCCGGAGCGGGTTAGTTAGATGGTGGGTCTGTTTGGTCAGTACCGTGGTCCACGCCGCCGTGTTTGTGCGTAGAGAGATGTATACCATTGCCGGTGACTTCACCCACTGCCGTGACAGATCCGCCAAATGTCGCATTGCCCGCAAAGCTGCCAGAGCCCTGAGTAAGCTGACCATTCGCTTCTATGATCGGCGCGTTGATGGAAACCCGGTCATCTGCATTCAGGCTGACAATGTTGGCCTGCACGTTAACTACCAGCGGCGACACAATATCTATCCCATCACTGGAGAATTTCACATATTGCGTGGGCTCGGCATTAAGCAGACCGCCAAGATAAACCGCGTCAGAATAACTGTGAATTCGGTTGGAACCGGGTAGCGCGTCGGATTTTGTCTTTTTGACTGAGGTGATGTCACGATCGCAAATCGCTATCAGGCCAATATCGCCAGCGACAGGTGGCATAATCACAGCGCTTGCGCCACGCTGAAGCCGCCATACCGGAGCGCCGTGGATAACCGAGTTTGGTATGACATCACCGCCACCGGTAAACCCATGAACCAACGGCCTGACAGAAACTGTGTCGCCAGACTCGCTGACGTCCGTTACGACAGCCAGGGTAATAAAGGCCTTTCCCATCAGGTACTGCTGCATCATGAACTGCTGCGTATTGGCGTCCGTTGCAGTGTCCTGTGGGCGGTTTGTGAATAAATTCATTACTGCCTCACTGTTAACTGCCCGATAGATGCCCAGACGATTGTCAGCCATGGGCCGCCCTCTACCCATGAGGAAAGATGGTGGATTGCCGACTGAATGGTATATACGCCGCTGCCGTTCGGAAGTGACGTCTCCAGTTGCACTTTTCGCCCGCGCAGGATGAGGTCGCTGTACTGGCACTGGAAATTGATACCGTAGTTACTGAAAACCGGGTAACCAATCAGACCATGCTCCGGCGATATCAAGGGGATAGTTTCATCAACGCTTCCGCCCTGGGGCCAGATGTATACCGCGCCCAGACGAAAATCTATCTCGATGCCCGCAGCGTGCGCACACTGCTGAATCTGGCTAATCGGGTTTCCCTCAAAGTACGGGTTTTCCAGTTGCGCCGTTACGCCGCTGTTTACCACGGTGTAATTTATGCTTCCGGCGATCGCCGTTATGATGTCGGCAACATTCACCACACCGCTCTGTGAGAAGGGCGCAGCAACGACAGACTGGTCGAACCCTGTTGAGAACGCGCTGATGATTAATGGCGCGTCGGGCATCTGGTTAAAGTCGGCAAAGCAGTTTGTGATGGAACCAAAAAAAACGGGCCTGTCGTCAGCCCAGACTTTCATCATGTTCTGCTTTGCGCCGTTTAACTGTATGCCCTTGTAACTGAGCAGTGCCATGTTCTCGATGCTAAGTCCATATACGCGCGCCTCCAGCGTGGTACCTGTGATGCCTCCATAGGCCCCGATTTCAACCTCAGCCTTAATATCGCCTATCGTCAGAATGTTGTTGCCAGACTCATCAAATGCACCCTCTTTCAGGGTGAATTCAAACTTCAGCGTTCGCTTTTTGTAGGTCATGCTGCCATCTCTTCTGCAGTGGCATAAAACAGCTTGTAACGGGAGCCAAGTTCGTCATAAACCGGATCTTCACTTCCTTTGGTGTCAGCGAAGAAAAGCTCACCCTGAAACTTCAGATAGGGATACCGGACAATCTTGTTGCAGTTCAAGCAAAGAACGCCCTGTGCTATCCAGGTATTGCCCACGCCAATATCCATAAACAGGCCGGTTGACCGCTGAACGATGCGAAGCGTTACCGACTGCCCGCCCAGCGTTACACTGACCTCTTGCGCCTTAAGCGGCTTTAGCGAAATGTTTTGCATTACGACAGCCCCGCGACCAGTTCAGTGATTGTGGATGACAGGTTGTTTATCGCCGATGTCGCCGCCCCGTTAATGGCGCTTGTCGCTCCGGAGGTGGCGCTGCTGACCGCATTGCTTACGGATGTAGCAACCTTAACCGATGCGCTTGACACAGACGATTTGAGGCCTGTCAGCGCGCCTTTCACATCATTCAGTGTGGAGTTTGTCGCCGTGGAGTTTGCTTTCTCTGTGATGGCGCTGGCTGCTTTGCTTGTTGCATTGGCGGTCGTGGAACTGTTGGCTGTCGTGCTGGTCAGCGTGACCTCTGCCGACTGCAAGACAGCCTGAAATATCGCCTCTACGGTCAGCAGGGTGACATCGCGATCTGATGTTCGGTAGTTGTACCTGACTAGGTCGTAATCCTCGTAGGTCGTATCCGGCGTCTCAATGTCGTAAACATCAGCTGTCGCCACCATATCATCCAGCGCTGCCAGCATGTCAGCCCGGCTTGTGAGGCTGAAGTTGGTCAGGTTTGGAATGCTGCCACTAAACCCCGTCCATCCCTCAAGCGTGAACAGTACCCGAATGACCGGGGGCCGCTTTACTTTATTGAAGGATGAATACGAGCCCTGTTCGATCGGAGCCGACACAACAGAAGCATCAGCGCCATATTCGATGCCAAGGAACGATGTGGGGTTAAGGGCGGCCGCGCCCGACTTCAGGTATATTCCGTAGCCGGGCGACAGCGTACTGTTAATGATGGAGAAGATATTGCCGCTGTTTATAGCACTGAGCAGCGTTGTTTCATTCAGTGAAAATGCCATATCAGCCCTGCCCTGACAGTGATGGTGTTACCAGCCGGTTCCTCTGTACGCTGCGCATGATGTCCTGCCCTAACGCGTTGGCGTTGGATGCGGACGTAGTCATGTTGACTTCACCGATATGAATCTGCGGTCCTGCTCCGGCAGGTGAGGGAGAGCCGTTCATTGACGTAACGCCAGCACCCAGCCGTATGCCGCCCATGATGTCAGATGAGCTGATGTAGCCCTTCCCGTTTTCATGGTCGACAATCCCCTTCATCAGGCGCGCGATGGTGCTGGTGTCGTTCGGATCAAGCGCCTCGTTAGCACCCTTGCCTGTAGCCGATGACAGCGCACTGATATAAGCGCCGACATTGTTGTTGTCACCGGCAGGCGCGTATTTGTTGACGATGGCAGAAAGCGTATTAACGCCGCGTTTAAAATAAACCTGCAGCTGCTTATACAGCGCCGCCACCCCTTCCTGCATTGACCCAAATACTGCAAAGCGACCGTTTTCGCCGCCTTCTTTAGTGGCTCCAGCCTGACCTGCAAAATTCAGGTTACCGGGGTTATTGTTGCGAATGCCCCGAGGTGCAGATTTGTATCCATCGCCGCGGGGAAGCTCTATGCCGGTTTTATCAAATACCCAGTCATGAAACTTCTTGCCCCACTCAGTTGTTGTTCCCGTACCCATACCGCCATTAAGCGTGTTTGCCACAGGGTTATTGACGAGCCAGGAGTATTTTTTCTCAAGCTGTTCGGCGTACTTCTGAAGCTCAACCAGACCGGCGATAAGGCTGAGACGAGAAAGTCCAAGCAGCGCGCCTTTCACACCACCAAACGCTCCGAGCATGCCCGTAAGCCACTTTCCGGCCACAAAGACAAGCAGCAGTGATAAGGCGTTTTCCCAACCACCAACCGCATCGACAGCGCTGCTTATCTCTTTTGATGTGTCAGAGAAAAATTTCTGAATTTCCGGGCCATGAGTGGCAATCCAGTTACCGAATTTTTCGATAAGCGGGATCAGCTTTTCAACGTAGGGGATCAGCGCTTCATAAAGCACCTGTGAGGCAGCGGAGAAGTTTTGCTTCATCTCTGCCAGGCGACGGTTGAATTCCTGCGCCTTGCGCGTCGCCTCGTCGGTAGCGCGCGACATCCTGGAGAAGCGATCGGCATCCTGAACCAGATTGCCACTACTCATTGCCTGCTGGGTGGCATTGTCAAAGCCGAACATGCTGCCGAAGCGTCGCTGTGCATCTTTGTTCAGCTTGCCCCAGTTCTGCGCAATCTTGCGCATGATGGCTTCTGAGTTATCGTTTTGATAATCGAAGTTAGCACCAGTTGCCGCGCCAAAGCTCGCCAGCGCGCCAAAAAGCGGATCGTCCTGCGCGCCACCGGTCCTGATTTTGGTCAGCGTGTCCTGAAATGCGCCCAGCGTGCCGGTAATCTTCTGCGCACTCGAACCGGCCGCCTCTGCTGCACGCTGCCAGCCATCAAGTGATTTCGACGACATATCCAGCGATTTGGAGCTAACCGCAAGCTGCTGCAGGTTGCTCGTCATGCCGGTTATGAAGGTCTTGATGCCCTGAGCAGATAGCGTGACGCCAACAAGAGCCAGCAATTCAGTACGGATTGACCCAAAGAAAGAGGCCGCTCTTTTACCTGCGGCCTCCATTTCCTTCGCTGTCTGATCGGCGTTGTCTTTGGTGTCTTTCAGGCCTTTCTTTACATCCGCCTGACCCTTTTTAAAATTACTTGAGTCAAGCCCCAGCGTAACAATCAGGGAATCAATGATGTTAGGCATTACGGATTCTCCTGAGAGCGGTTAATAACCATCTGGTTGTAGTTTTCCACGGTGTTGATTTCCAGCAGCCGCCATAAGTCCTCTGTGCCGTATACGGTATCCAGCTCGATGAGGGTCGCAAGCTTTGAGGAGACGACAGTTGCGATGGTGCTGGGAACATTTTCATATTTCACCAGCCCCACCACGCCACTCCCCATAGTAGGCGGAATGTCTAACCTGCGACGGCGGTGAAAAAATCAACGTGCAGCTTCAGCACTTCAGAGCGCAACTTCAGGCGAGTTGTCACTTCCTCGATCGCGTCTTCCATAATGGGCCGTTTAACCGATCGGTCTTCAGGGTTTGGTACGTATTCAACGCAGGCCATCAGCTCGTCGAGTAGCGGTTTTGCTTCTTCCGGGTCAATTTTGGCAACCATTTCGAGCCCGACTTTAGCCATGCCTGCCATACCCAAATCTGAAAAGTTATCCGGAAGATTAACGCCGTTCTTAGCCATCGCCAGTCCGGCACGGATCGCCCACCATTCAGCTTTTGAGGCAGCCATTTCGCGAATAAAGAAGACCTTCCCCTGATCACGACCTTTTCCCTCTACAGTGTAATAAAGCTCTTTACGTGCCATGTGATTCCTTACGCCTGATAGGCCTCAGCGGTGACATTCTCCCAGTTGATCTGGAAGGTCATGGCCTGCAGTACGCGCTGCGCATCAGGGATGGCTTTAACGCGCTGCAAGACGCCGTTGGTCAGTGTGAATTTGCGGCCAATAGCCGGAAGGATGATTGTCGCGTTGCAACGGAAAACCGCCTTGGACGTTACCGATGTCAGTTGCCACGTTTCGAAAAGCCCACGAGATGGGCTGTCTGGCATGATGGTGATCGTCTGAAGATACTCACCGAAGACGAAACCGGCCGACAGCTTACCGTCAGCACCACGGACAGAAACCGCCATTTCGGTATCGCCCAAGGCGAACATCGCATCAGCGGCGTAGCCCTCCAGCGTTTGCGCGCTTGGGAACAGGTTGGTAACAGTGAGGGCGAAAATAGAATCAGCGCTGGTGATAGTGTTGGACATTATTGCACCTCAATGCTTGCCAGAGTAATTTTCTGCACACAACCGCCGTCGCAGTACCATAGGGTCATGCTCGGGCTTGTGCGCGCCTGACGCTGTTCTGGCGTCGCGTCTGCGATAAACAGGTAGTAGCCTTTGGCGATCAGCGAGGCTGAAACATCGGTGCCAACAGCGTTCTGGATCTCTGAAATCTGCGAAGATGACAGGTTTACGCCTGTCCGGATGCCGCCAAACGTAATGCCCTGATTCAGGGTATCCGCAAATGACGCCTCAATAATGGCCTTGCCGCGCGCGTTGTAAGGAATGCTGCGGTTAGACTGGAACAGTTCAATCGCGTCCTGAGCCAGGTTAGCATTGAGCCAGATCTGGAAACAGAAAGAGTCAAACCATTTGAAATCGCCAGAAATAGTGCCATCGGCCCAGTATCGCGTGTTGTAATTGTTCGCCGTGTATGCGCCGTAGAAGTTGTATCCGTTGGCGATCAGCGCATCGTAATCCGCTGAAGAATCCACAGTAGGCAGAAGACCTGACAGAGAGCGGAACTTGAACGGTACCCGGCCTTCCTGACGACTGAAGTCCAGAGAAGCTGAATAACCCAACACTGATGCTGCATGCGCCTGACTTCCGTAAACCGGCACCACGTTTGCATAGGCATTGGTGGTCAGAATCAGGTAGGCGAGCGTTGCTGTTGAGCCAGAAACGAGCGCGGCGGTTTCCTGTGTATATGGCACGTAGCCAAAACGGAAGTTCTGACCATTTACCCAGGCAGAGAACGCCAGCGCCTGATCGTTGCTTGGAGCAAACGACGTGGTGAAGATGGCCCAGTTCTGAGATGAGTCAAGAATCGCCTGCATTGCAGTAGTCACAACAGCCGCATCGGCACCCTGGGAAAGAAGCGCTCCATCGGTTGCAGTGAGCTTTAGGCCATCGGAAAGCGTACCGGTCGCATAGGTGATAGTGCTTTCCGCGCCGGTCGTCGCAGAGGTGATGACGAAACGCTTCTGGGTCGTGTCGTAATCAACTGTGACGCTGGAACCAATTCCGGTTTCAATCAGGTCTGCAGCCTGCGCAAAGCTTGTAGCCCCGCTCAGGTTGATAGAGGCTGAGGTATGAGAGGTTCCGTCTACCGTAAGCGTCAGGACACCTGACAGCAGCTTTAGCTGGTCCAGGGTGACGTTTGCCATGGAGCCTGAGCGCAACCACGCTGCAGCAGCCGCCGGGTTGAACCGGGCGAAAAGCAGCGCGCCAGGCGTTTTAGTTGAACCGTCATAGCCCTGAAAGTAAATCTCAGCCATGCTGAACTCGTTTGACGAGCTGCCGAAATATGCCGACACGTCATCCTTGCTGGTGAACGTGACAACACTCCCCACCGGAGCATAGGCGCTGTCGGTCAGGATAAGGCCATTCAGATCGAGCGCTGAACCGCCAGCAGGCAAAACGCCAGGGTTGATCTGGACATCTTTACGTAATGGGATTGCCATTTATGCATTCTCCGGAGGGTATTTTAAATCTGCGGCAATGGTGCCGACGGTGATGCTGTCCATGAAGTCCTGGCGCGTGGTAACGGTCGGGTTGAACTGACCAATAAACTCCATCGTCCAGCGGCCTTCATACTGTTGTTCGCCGTTTATCATGGTGGTCTGGTGTGGGTCTGAGCAGTAAAGCGGGATTAGCACGGGGCCATTGGCGCGAAACCAGTCGCATGCATAATCAGATCGCACTAAGGTGCCGATGATGGCTGCGTTATCAGCTGCGCTCTCACCGTAACAGTCAATCTGGCAAGGCCATTGAGTGCTGCGCTGGTTGAGCTGCTTACCCTGCCCGTAGATGCCGTTATCGTTGAAGCTGACGCGGTTTGTGGACAGGCCTATTTGCTTCAGCGGCGTCATGATGATGAAGTCACTGAGCGGCATAGGGTCGAGGTTTTGCTGACCGACCAGCACAAAGTCCATCGCCAGACCAGTCACTTCCATCAAAAAAGCCTGTAGCGCTATGCGCAGGTCTAATTCAGTGACATCTACGGTGGCTGTCATGTCGACCTCTGCAGGTTAATGATGAGCCGGCACCAGTCAGGCCAGAGTTCAGCGACTTTGACGACAAGCCACTTCTGATCGCCCACCATCAGAAAGTCACCGCCTTTTTGCTCTGGCCGGTTAATGCCATTGAAATTACCGCTGACATAAGCTGATCGGAGAATCCCCTGGATATTGACGGCATCCACCTGCTTCAGGTCTGTCGATGACAGCTCCTGCAACTGAACCGTCACATCCACATTGGTGTAAGACTGTGTCTTTTTACCGCCGGGTAACGTAGCCGAGCCTGTGTTAACCATGAACGTGCCAGGAACATCGGGATTGACTCGGGTAATAGCCCCGCGCACGATTCCGTGTAGGTTCATCAGATCACCTCGTAGTTGACGTCGCCGATCATTACGCGGGTATCGACAAGAGGTTTATCCGACTGGTTTGGCATGACCTTGCGATTTCTGCGTCGCTCAAGCGTGACGGGCGATAACGCTGGCTCGGTCAGGGTCGCAATTGACTCCTGAACATCGCCTTTTATCTGCGCGCCAACCACTTCAAGAACGGTTCGGGCATCATGACCGGCCGCAAGGCCACGCTCGATCGCTTTTGTCCACTCACCTTTTTTCTCTGCAATAGCATTGCGGAAGAAAGGCCGGGGTGGCTGATTGTGTGCAGGGTCGCCGTATTCGTTCCGTGTAGCGACCAGCGCAACACTGGTTCCGTCAGGATATGTTGACCCACCGAGAAATCCGGCGCGCACTTCAGTGGCATTCAGCCTTTCAAGCATCCCCTCAAGGTACTTCTCCAGTCCGTCAGCCATAAATGCTCCCCGGATAGTAAGTCGCCATGCGGTAGACTTTGGTCGCCTGCCAGAAGCTCATGCCATAAGGGCTCTGCGTATACCATGCATACCGGAACTCAATCGGGCCGAGCTCGGACGATACCGACACGCTGCCCTCTGAAGCCGATGAAATCCGCCCAACCATCCCGGAGCCACCATTACCCTTATTGTCGCCGTATCTCACGTACGCGATGTGCGCCATCAGCATATAGAGCAGGCGCTCGCGCTTGATGGGGTCATCAACGAGTGAGAAATCGGTGTTATTCAGATAGTCGGTTGCTTGGTCGAACAGGATGGGTAGGATTGCATCGGTGACGTTTGAGAACTCAGGATACATGTCGCGGAAGCTGGTAATGTTCAGCGTCACGACAGCCATGATTTAGTCCTCTTTGAGGTCTTCCACTCCGGCAGCGGCGGCATTGGCCTGTTCCAGGCCGGTCTTCACGCCTGCGCGTTCAAGGGCGGCGTCACGCGCTGAAGTCTCATCGGATACCGCGAAAACGATGCCGTTGCGAATCAGCGGATGATTTTTGTGCGCCTTCTCAAATGCATCCCATACATCTGCCGGTACGCCAGAGGTCAGGCCAAACCCGTTAATCAGCGAAGAGTGGTTTGCACCTTTTAGCTCAACGCGATTAGCTCCTTCCCCAATGCGAAGTCCGGCTGGCAGTTTGCAGCCAACAACATATGACTCGGTTTTGCCGGCGCGATTACTTTTTGCTTTTTTGGTGGTGGTTTCCTGCTCCTGAGTTTCAGGTGGTGTGATCTGCTCTTCAGGCTGCGGGTTTAAGATTTCGTCTGCCATGTGTTACTCCACGAATTAGAGGGGCCAAAACAGCCCCGGTTGATCAGACGCCCAGCATCTGTGCGAACAGGAAAGGCTGCGTGATAACCGCGCCGTAAGTGGTGCCGGAGTGCTTCTGCTTCCAGCTTGAGGTCATGGTGATGACCGGATGAGCACGCAGCTTTTCACTGTATGCGCAGTAGCCGACATCCTGACCCTGTGCGGTGCGAACAAACATCTGCACCAGCTCACCTGCATCAGTGCTGTACTGCGGAGCAACTTCGATGGTGATGTTGGTGAAAGTGTCTTTGACCATCTTCTCAACGGAGTTTCCGAACACTTCGTTCGACTTCTTGAACCACACCGATGCTTTAGGCGACATCGCCAGAACCAGAGGAGAGGCCATGTCAACGCCGTCACCAACTGCACCATTGGTGCGGGTGATCAGGTCTTCGTACAGCGCCAGGATATCGTTGTAGATATCGATGACCTGTTTGGCAGACCACAGCGTTGCGCCTCCCACAGTTGCCGGAATCAGCGGAGAAGGCAGTGACGGGTCATTCAAAATGCCGTAGTTCAGCAGGCCATTGACGCCGTAGAAGTAAAACTTGTTCTGTGCCTGATTCATGGTCCAGGCAGCGGCGCGCTGTTTCTCAGCAACGTATGGCAGCATTGCCAGGCCATAACGCTCCTGCTCAAGTTCACCATAGGTGACCATGGTCTGGTAGCGGTACACCTGACGGTTTTCCCAGCGAGAGGTAACCTGGTTGGCACCCTGTTCGCTGTAATCGTCATACGCCACCACATCACCAGACTGCTCAACGCGCTGGATCATCATGGTGTCTTGCGCCCACGAACCTTTTTTCTTCTCGCCCAGAATGTCCACCGCCTTCTGTTTGGCGAAGATGGTGCGCACGATTTCAGGGTCAATGAAGGTTGAAACGATTGCCGGGATGCCGCCGTTAGCTGTCAGGCTCGGCTGCGGGTCAGCATCCATTGCGAATTTGGTTACCGAAGCGGGCAGATAAACGCCACGGGATTCGGCTTCCGCTTTAAAGGCCGCGAAATCAGCCTGAGTCAGTTGAGGCATTATGCTTTGCTCCAGGTAGAAATGATGATCAGGTTGCCGGTGGTCGCCGCGTAAGAGACGTACCAGTCAGTCTCTACAGCGCCCGAAATGGTCGCACCTGCCGCGCCAGTCTTCAGCGTGCCGTCTGCCAGCACAGCAAATACTTTCTGGCCTACAGTGGCATCAGTAGCCGCCAGCGCCCAGAAGTCACCACCAACCACAGGAGAAGCCTCACGGCCTGCCGGGATGGTCATGCTGGTATTTTGCAGATAGCCGATAGTGGCATTGGCGTTGTTGTAGATAAAACCAACAGGCTTGCCGGTACCGGTGTTGTTCAGCAGCAGAGGGTTGGTTCCGTCACGCCATGCGAAACGGGCCATGACCAGACCGCTTGCGCCAGCCTGGAATGCACCAGGACCACCGGCTGCGGCGATGATTGGGCTGTTTGATGCAGGCTGACCAGCCTGACCAACGCCAGAGTAAATGTTAACGCTCGTCTGGAAAGCCATTGTTATTTGCCCTCAAAGAAGTTTTTAACGTTTTCGCGTGAAGAGTGGTTGATCGGCGCTGAGTCCCGAGCCATAGCCGGCGTGCGGGCATAGGCCTTAAACACCGAGCTCAACGCAGCTGATGGTATAGATGTGTGTTCTTCGCAGCCCAGTTGCTTCAGGGCAGTGCGGTAAACCTCATCAGCGCTGTCACAGGCCAGTTCGCCTACTACCGGGCGCACATCGCGCTCAGCTTTGCGCAGGTCAATAAATCGCTGCTCGACAGCTTTAACCGCGGCGTCCATGGCTAATTTGCTGTCGTTAGCCATTTTTTCTTTCTCTTTTTTCTCTTCCTCGGCCTCATCTTCAGCCTTTTTCTTTTCAGACTCTTCATCCTCGGCGAGCTTTTTCTTCTCTTCCTCGGTCATTTCGTCTTCAGCGGTTTTTTTCTTGCCGTCGTCTTCATCTTTAATGATGGCTTCGACTTTCTTTTCCATCTCTTCAGGGTTGGCGTCATTCGCCAGATGGGGCTTAAAGAGCGCCATCAGTTTCTGGATTTTTGACATCAGTTTGAGTCCTGTCGGTTGTGAGTCGTATACAAATACATCCGGGCCTGCCCGGCCTGATGGCACGATTGCCACGTGGTTACAAACGATGTCACGCATGACGCCATCGTATGCCTCTCCCTCAAACTCGCCTGGGGTCATGTCTGGCCTGTAGCGATATGAGGATGAAATTTCGCGCTGCTGCTTGTTCTCAACGCCGATGATGGAATTCACATCCCATATGACCATTGAGTTTTTCAGGTAGGTGCCGTCGAATTCAGCGCTTTCACCCGTTGAGCCGATAATGGCGTCTTTAGGCGGGTCGGTAATGGTGACGGCGATATGCGTATTCAGCAGCGGCTGATTGTTAAACGTGTCTGCGGCCTTGCGGAGCTCTTCAGGGTCGCGCAGGAGGCGGTAAGCTTTTTCAGGTTCAAGCCCAAGCTCCTGCCAGCCGGGGATTTCTTTGCCGTAGTAGACGCAGACATTAGCCTTGCTGATTGGGGTTAGTTCTACGTGAAGCTTTCCATCCGCGTCATAAGTGCGCACGCTTGCCCTGTCGAATGCGAATGCAGAATCACGGGCGTAGCCATTGGCATAAGCGGCGCGCTCAACCTCTTCAGCCTTTTCCTGTGTATCGAATGGCCCTTTCGAACCCCAATACCACTTGCCGTCTTTTTGATGTACTGGCATTGGATTACCTTTCTTCAGGCAATAAAAAAGGGCCACCGAAGTGACCCTGATGATGTTTGATGTTTAAAACGGTAATTGTGGCTTCCATGTGCAGCCGCAACCAATTTCCTCGCCAGGCAGGACATACTGACCTTTGTCGCCAATCGGTAACCCCTTGTCGAGGTCAAACTCTTTACCGTTCGCCAACACATGCTTGTGACGAGGATGATTGCCGCCGCCGCTGTGCAGCCAGATACCTTTCTTGATTCCTGCCGTCTGCTGCCGCGCATTGGATAATGCACTGGTAGCCTTGCGAACCTGATCGCGTGCAATGAACTCTGCGCGCCGCCTGGTGATGCCATTGCGCTTGCCAAACTCGCGCTGAATCTCATCAGCCAGTTGCTTGCGGTCGCCACCTTTTGCAATCGAGCGAAACACCATAGACTCAACCTCGGTGAAATATTTCTCCGGGATAGAGCGAATCAGCGCCACGTTCTCAGCAATAATAGCGTCGCGCTTTTGCAGCATGGCTTCAGTCCATTGCAGGTTGATAACCAGCGAGTCTTTGCGGGCGGATGCAAGAATTCCGCGATCAACCGCTTCCTGCGTGCGGTCAGCGATATCGGATGCCGTGGGAATGGCCTTTTCAATGAACCGGTCAATCCACTTTTTCGCCAGCGCTTTGATAGCGCGACCAACAAGCTCCACAGGGTTGGCATCCATCGCAAGCGAGTCCTGAGCCATTGGATTGTCGAGCATGATGGTGACGACCTGCTCGCGCACATCGTCATTCATCTCACGTATCGTTCTGAGCAGCTCTCGCTGATACCACCGGATGTTTCCCGCGTTGTAGTTCACTGGTTTCAGACTCTTCGTCTTCTTCCGGTTCATAATCACCATCCAGATTTTCGAAGCCAGCGCCTTCAATGGACTTCAGCGCGTCACGGGCCTCTTCGGAATCGACCAGTTGAGAATCAGCAGCGGTTGCCACCGTTTCGACGCGCATTTTCGCAATCTCAGCCTTCTCTTTCTCGCTCAGCTCATCCAGTGGGCGGAACTCGAAATAAATGTCATCTTTGATATCACCAAACTCGGAGAGCTGGATAATCTTGAAGATGTTCTCCAGGGCACGGCGTATATCACGCTCCTGCATCCCTGAGATTGTTTCATGCCACGTCTCAAGCTCTGAGTCACCAGAAGCGTTCAGGCCCGCAGGAGCGTTACCCAGGAGCTTCAGGTTGGTGATGCGCGCCGGGATACACATCTGGTCCTGATAGTTCGATAACAGGTTGGACAGCTCACTGAGAGAGGTCTGCATGTGAAGCAGGTCTTCACTCATGTCCAGCGCCCAGATGCCGAAATTGTCCTGGTACTTGGTGAACATCTGTATGCGTTTATCGAACTGGCCGGGCTCCTGCAGGCGCGCATCCATATCCGTTTTCAGCGCCCGCATACGCAGAGAGCGGAGAATCTTGATCACGTTCTTCTTGGCATCACGCCAGTCGGTAACGTAGTCCTCCATCAGCTGCGTCAGTGACAGCCCACCGAACACGTAGGAAGGTTTGAGGATGTCAGGCACCGGGCGACTGATGATGTCGATGAAACGTGACTCATGCAGCGTCTGACCCATCACGTACCACGCCTGCGGTTTGTAATAATCAGCAGCAAGGGGAAAGCGCGTGTTGTACATCGCCGGATAAATCCAGGTCGGGTCAACGCAACGTAGCCCCTTAAGAGAGCCCTTTGGTATTTTACGCGGGTCAAGGAATAGCGGCTTCTGCAGCTCTTTCTCATCCGCGCCGGTATCAATGTAGATGTGCGCCACGCCAAACATGGAGTCCTGCTTGACCGCTTCGTGAATCAGGCGTTTTACGTCGAACTTAACAAGCGCCTGCTCCATCAGATCGATATCAGGGTCGCCATCCGTACGGCTTTTAACCTCAATCCAGTTACGCGTCATCTCATCGGCCATGACGGTATGCATGTTGGCATACTCGACCTGCTGAGACATGGCGGCCAGAATGGGGTAGCCACGGAAACCGGAATACTCAGTGCCTATTGACATGCTGTTCAGCATATCGTAAGGCGTGGCGTCCATCGCCAGCACAGTTTCTCGTTGAGTATCAGGAACCACACCAGGAAGCGGCTCAGCGCGTTTAAACTCGGCATACTGCTGCGCGTCGTTTGCTGATGATGCGCCGTCTAAATGTGCCTGCGTAATTTTAACCAGTTCCCGCCGAGGGGCCTGCGCAGTCTTCGTGCGTCTTGTCATTGCAGTATCTCGTCAGGAATATGGAACAGAATGCCCGCTTTAGCTTTCATCTCAGTGATGGCGTCCATCATTGGATCCAGCTGGTCATCATGGGTGTTAAACTCAGGGTTAATCGCCTCCATCTCGACGAGGAAGTCGTTGATGAAGGGCTTATCAGATGGAAGCTTGATGTAACCTGACTCGATATATCCCTGCGTATCCATGAGGCGGGTATATTTGTCTTTGTCGCGCTGAATAGCTTTAACAGGGCATACGGCATCTTTGCGGATGCTCTGTATCAGGCCTGTGCCGGATGCTTTATCCTCTATTGCCATGTGGCGGAGCGGGCCGTTTTTCACCTGCTTACAGGCATTCCAGAAGGCCACCGCCCGACGCTTTAACTCGTCGGATTCCCACTTGCCGCGAATCATGTCTATCAGGTACATGTAGCCATCCACGCCAAGCCCCCAGTGCTCAAATACCGAGAAGTCATTGACCTCTTTGGTTTTCTGCGCGGTGTCTCCATATACGGCGCGCCACTTCATGGGGGGCAGCTCTTTGTACTCACCAAACCACTCTGATTTGATGAGTCCGCCACCTTTGGCGGTTGGGCGCTGCTGATACAGGGCATTCCATACAAGCGATCCGCGCTGCTTAGCCTTATCGACGAAGTCCTGAGGCATTCGCTCGGGGAACAATATTTCGCCCGGCTTGCGCAACAGGTATTTTTTGCCATTCAGCTCATGAACTTCTTCTTTCTCAGCCTCCATTGGGAAACTGACAACGCGCCACTGCTCACCGCCTTCTTCGGCCTTTTTCAGCAACTGGCCGGCAAGGTCATTCTGATGCCAGCGGGTGAGGATGATGATGATCCCGTTTATCTTCGGGTCAGCACGCGTAAAGAACGTGGTGTCGTACCAGTCAATCACCGCCTCCTGATAGGTGGGCGATGCTGCTGTTTTGTAATCTTTGGCCGGGTCATCAATGATGCCGATGTTCATACCCTGGCCGGTAATGCCCCCGTTAACGCCTGCAGCACGGTAAGAGCCTCCGTGAAGCTCACCATTACCGTTAACCACTTCCCATAGCTCAGCCGTGCGAATAGCACCGCCGGCACCAGATCGGCCTGATGGAAGGGCTGTGTCGGGGAACACGTCAGAATATTTCTTCGAGCCAACGATACGCTGCGTGTCGCGTGACATGCGGTTAGCGAGATCAGAGGAATATGAACAGGCTATGACGTTCCAGTCTGGATGCTTCCCCAGCACATAAGCCGGGAAACGGCGCGATGCTTTCTCGCTTTTACCAGAGCGTGGAGGCGCGAATATCATCAGGCGAGGCATATTCCCCGCCTCAACCTCAGCCAGAAAGTGGTCAAGCTCAGCAGACAGTAACTCGTTAAACCAGCCAGTTTCATACAGTGGGTTGGTGTAGAGCGTGAAGCCCATGAGGGACTGTCGTGCTTCGGCTATGGCCCGGCGCTTGAATGCTTCAAGAGTCTGCCTGTTTCTCAGCGAGCTGTGATCTGTGTCGACCATGACCAAGCTCCTTAAGGCGTTCGTCTAACTCTTCTTCGGTGATGTCTGAATAACGTATCGGACCACCATCGGCACCTGTGCTTTCAACCTTGAGCCTGTTGGTATATGCATCGCCGACCTCCTTAGCAGCCTGCTCCATCAGTGATGCAGCCAGCGCCATGTTTCGCATTCCCTCAGCTTTAACCGTCATGCGGTCGAGTACGCGAAGCCGGTATGCTTTATTTGCAATGGGGATTTCAGATATTTCGCTTTGAAATCGCGCGCGGGTGGAGTTAAAAAGGTCTCGCCACTTTTGAGCCAGCGCAACACCAGCAGCTTTTGTCGGATCATGTGACGCCACTTGCTGGCGAGTAATCTGTAACGCAAATTCATTTTGTACGGCCTCAACTATCTGTGAGGGCGTATCAAAGCATGCAAGCTGCTGGACAATGAAGGCTTTCACTTCAGGTTTGAGTGATGCCATGTTTCACCATCCGTATAATTCAGTATGATTGCTAAGCCAATTTCATGAGGCATGTTCCGCATGCTCTGGCTATGTTTATTTTCGCTACCTCTGCCGGGCTGTTGGCTGCATAAACCAACTCCTGCACATCTGCGCTTGCTCCATACCTGCGGACAACTCCGACGAACTCTTCGACGTCATGCCCCCTGATGCAGAGCTTCGGAATTCCACTGTCGCGATAGAACTTCGGAGCGCCAAACTCATCCCTTTCCTGTGCGATGTGGTAAAGCTCATGCTCAACCAGCGCACAAAACTCCAGGTCACTGCACTGAGAGCAAAAGTCAGCAGCAAGAGTTATTACGTAATCCGGCTTGTGCCCGAACCATTCATTCATCTGCTGTTCCATGCGCGCCTTTTGCCAGCCGCCTGCACGAAACATCACCTCTTCAGCCTGGCCTACTACAGTGCGCCCCTTCTTTGTGAAACCATGCTGAGCCCACAAAAAAGCAATATCTGCACCCTCAAGATGCGCATGGTCAGGATTATGGAGGGCCCCTGTATCAGCAATGATGTTGCGATGCACCCAGTCATGAACTCCCTCTGCAGGAGTTAAGCGGTTGTATGGATGGAATGCCGAGATAAAGCTTTCAGCCGCAATCGGTCTTGACTCACGGGCAAACAGCTCTTGTTTGTCGGTGAGCTTTGCCATGTTATTTCTCGCTAATGTATTGAGGTTCAATTACGAACTTTATGACTTCCGCAAGGTTTATTCCTTCCATTGCTCGGTTAAGATTTTCGTAAATCAAGAAACCGCTCTGAATTAAAGGATTTGGGTCTTTTTGATTTCCGCAATGGATAGGGCCTCGTCCGTCAGCAATCATCTCATATGTAATGATCAAAACTTTGTAGTGACTTACTAATTTGCAATCCATTAGCCCTCCCTCTCAAAGAGAAATGTTTTCTTTATGCCGTACCGGTTGATGAAGCAGCACAACACATGCTGATCAACTGGCAGCCGAGTAATGGATAGCCACATGCCTGTTGCAATGATCAGCGGGCGCACCCACCAACGGAATTTGATTTTGCAGTACAACCGACATGTAGCCATGATACTTACTCTTACAGCACTTCGATTGAATGCACCCCTTTAATTGGGGATTATGCGTTATCAGCTTGCCGCCATCAGACCTGCAGCAATCAACTTGGTCAGCAGGCTGTTGAAGTCTGCCTGTGTTGGTGCAGCTGAAAGCTGAGCTGTGAATGTCATTTGCTTAACCAGGCCAGCAGTGCTTGCAGTAGCCGCCACGGGGAGGTCAGATGAAGTTGCTACGGTGGTAGTCGAACCGTTTTGAGCGATTACGCGTTGAGTCATTTTAGAGTTTCCTGCTGGATTGTTTTATATCTGTGCCGTGATTTCCGAGACCACAGGCATCCAATACAGTGTGTTTATTCTGTCAAAGGCTCTCAGTGAAAGCCTTTTGCAGAATTTTATAAATACTTCACTGCCAGCGCTTTCAGCTCATCTTTCGCCGCTGCACCTAACTGAACCACGCCACTCTCGACAAATCTCAGTGCCGCTTCGAAGTCTTTAACGCCGGCCTTTGCTTCCTGGACAGGCACCGCGATAGCACCATCAGAGGCAGTAACGGTAATCTGCTGCGGCGCTCTGATTGAGGATGGCTGAGCATTGCTAACCTGTACTGCATTGTCGTTTAGTGGCTCTGACATGGTTTTAGTCTCTTGCTTGGGATGGATGAACAGGCTTATCAGCCATTGAATGAATTTTGACATGGTCAGTCTGCCGGAGTGATGTCTAGGGTGTATTCCTCACCGGTTACCAGCTTGCCAAAGAGTGTCGGATTGGAAATGTGAACGATGAATTTATCGCTCTTTTTCCACAGTGAGGCTTCCCCTTCAGCCTCAGACGGGCTCATGTGGACTGTCTGACTTTTCCCTTCAGTCTCCTGAATGAAGTCACATTTAACTTTCAATCGAACGGTCATTGTGATTTATCCTGTCGAGATAATTCGATTTTCCTGATGGCTGCCTTGTCGCGGTTGCAGCTCTCTAACGATTTCAGCAGCTGCTCATTCAGCGTGAGACTGTCACCCCAGGTAAACGGATCGGGTATTGCAGGGATGTAGCAGTCAGCGGTCAGATTTACCGGAATTGGAACCGGTGGCACCGTTACGTAATTTGTCGACGTGCGCGCGCAACTCGCCAGAAGCAGCGGCAGGAACAGGTAACTTAGCGCAGGCATCATCTTTGACCGACTGGCGAATGATGACCACGCGCTGATCGCTTTCGGCATCGCTTTGCTGATTCGCTTCATGGGTGGCCTGCGCAATATCGTTAAAGAGAGATGTGGCTTTAATCACGTTGCTCGTGACGGCCTGAGCGGAATCACGTTCCTGGGCGAGCTGCTTGTTCTGCTCGGCAATGACAGCTTTCGATGACGACTGAATCTTTACCGTGACGCCCAGGATGATTATCAGCAGGAGCATCACAGCGATGCATACTGCACCCCACTTAATCCGGGATATCATTGGTCTAATCCCCAGCAGGCCAGCGCTGATTCCTGGTCACGGCGTGCCACCTGCCCGAAGCAGTTATTGGACCGGATGCGACAGTCTTTACCGCCGTCATAAATCCAGCGGCGCATCTCGGCGCAGGCGCCTTTACGGTCTCCGCTGTTGAGCTTCTTATAGAACGTCGATGACAGGCACTTCCCCGGCCCTATATTCCACGGACAGAAAGACGCGATGCCAACCTTCTGCACTTCGGTCAGCGGCACTTTGACATTGCGATCAACCCAGTCGAGTGCTTTTCGCTGCTCTATAGCATCAATCCGATCACACTGTTGCTGTGACAGCTTCATACCCTTAACAACTGGCTTGCCGTCGACATAAGTCACGCCGCCGCAGATAGTCCAGAGCCCGCCAGCATCCTGATAGGCCAATAAGCGACTGCCTTCTTTCTCGCTCTGGAACTGCTTCATCAGGGTTGGTGCTGAAGCCCCCGCAGCAATCAGGGCCAGCATGGCGGCACTGAGCCGGTTACGTAATTGCGGGGACATTGCCATGGTTTTCTCTTCAGATTGACTCAGGCGGATCTACGTCAGGGGATTTCATCTCTGTATCGATACTTCTGACGATCTTGTTTGCTTCGGCAATGTTGGTTACATCGCCACGGGCATAAGCAGCCTTGAGGATGTCGGTACGCTTGCGATCTTCTTCAATCGCAGCCTGATTTTTTCTGTTGTTCGATCGGTAGGTTAGCCAGGTGAAGGTCGCCGTAATGGCAAAACCCAGGGCAAAAAGTACGTCCTGAAGTGTTAGCATGGCGAAAAATCCTGTCATTCCAGACCATAGATAAGGCCAGAAACCGTTTTGTGTATTCATGCGGAACATGCTCTACCCCATAGATTTGGGGATTTGTTCAAAATAAGAATTAAGGACATTGAGTGCTGAACAAATCCGATATATCGTCTTGGTGTCTGATCAGACGAGATGGGCCTCGGTCTTTGTTCGTGACTAAATCCCATGAGCAAGATGGCCGCCGGTAGCTCCAACTACTTGCGGTCGCCCATTTTCACGAAGCCTCGCTAATGCGGGGTTTTGTCTTTTTAAAATCGCTCTAACCCGTGGTCACAGCTGTACATGAGAGGGTATTTGTCTGTCTGACTCTTGGCGAGAGAGCGATTTCAGAAATTCCGTGCATAACAAAAAGGCCGCACATGGCTACCCTTTGTAATTAGTGCTCTGACGCTATTGCGATTAACTGACCGGCACGTCTGCCCAGAGCAAATTCACCAAAACAAAAAAGCCCTGCCAGGTGGTGAGCTCTGGAGGGCTTTTATTTTCAGCCTTCGTTGCGGGAGAAGTTGCTGAATCAATTCTGTTGCTCAACGTACTATGTCACGAGCATAGCACAAATCTAGCAGTCTCATTTCGCGTTTTCAACATATTTTTTGCATGATGCAACATTTAGGCAGCACTTTGTTGCACAATGCCGTCCAGTTCACGCTTTATGGCATGATAAACGCTTTCCTCAAGCAATTCCCGGCACCATTTCACCCTACGCCATGCCGACTGAACATCAATGCCGGTCAGCCTGGCGAGGTCAGTGGCAATATCTTGCGAGCACTTGCGTTCGCAATGGTATTTAATAGCCACCAGTCGGATCGGATTGTTTGCTGCAAAGATACGACAGATTACGGATTCAACAAGGTCGGCATCTTCCTGTTCGTTGGCGCGGTCGAGAAGATTGCTGACAGTGTTTTGAGGAGAGATGATTTGCTTCGCTTTGAGGAATAACTCTGTGCCGGTGTAACCCTGTTCATGAAGTGCGTTTACGACTTCCTTGATTCGCTCCGCCTCCCTTTCGCTCCACTCACCACGAATCATCAACCGGCCTATCACGTTTATCTTGCCGCCATCCGGCCCGACGCTACCGCCGTACTTTTCACCCCATGTATTCAGCAGGCAACGAACCCATGTGCGCTGCAAAGGTGTAATGCTCTCCACCTTCCCGAGATAACGCTTTTTCATTTCTGACTTGCGTGCGCAGTCTGTCAGTTGAGTGAACTGATCGCTCTTCATGGCTACCTCTGTTTAGTCTGGATTTTTTCTGGAGAAGGGAGTAATCGGTGCTGAATGGGATGTTTAATGCTTTGCTGCTGAGTCGGAGTAATTGCCAGTATTGCCGGAGGTCATCCATGGCTAATCCTTACGCCTCGAAGAAGGTCATCCATGCGCTGTATGGGGCTATGTGTTTTGCACTCCTGGAAGATGCGATTGCCTTCAGTGGTTTTTCCTTTGCACAGAAACACCATGGTTCGGGTATTGCGCCGCGCTTCTCGCCGCGCTAATTCACGCTCGCGGATTCGCTCCATCTCCTGCAATTGCCTCTCACTGGGCGACTCTTTGACATAGCGCTTGCCCTGATAGCCGTTGATTTCGTAAATGACGCCAAGGTCTATCATTGCCTTGATCGCCTTGCGGACAGTTGGAAGTGAGCACATGAAGATGTGTTGAATCTCACGGATGGAAAGTGTTGGCTGATTTTTAAGCGTGGCTTTGACTTGCTCTATACCACTATCAAAGTTAATAACTTTCATGGCTTTCTCCTGCGTTTTCTGCGTGGCATCGCATCCCAACTTTGGATGTGTGCTGGCTGAATTACTGGGTAAATTGGCCGGAAATGGAAAATTAACTTTCTCCATTTGGCTTTGAGGTATTCGGTCATAATGATGACCTACGATCGATATAGTATTCGGCATATAAAGCGCCAAACCTGGTGTAAATCCAGAGTCGCTTTCCGGACGACGGTGAGTGAATGGTTAGGCTTACGAGTGAAAAGGATATTTGCCGCCACCATGGCCAAGACTGGGGCCCATGCGATGGCCGATGCTCGGCATTCATGAAGTGCGCATTTGAAAATCGAACTCTTAACTTGCTCATGCTGCTTCTCTCTGCTTAACCAATGCACGTGTCAAAGCCCTGTATCGCGCTCTAATCGCGTCCAGTTCATCACGGGTGTATCGGTGAGGGTTGTTGTCTGATTCGAGCGCCTCAACGCGCTGAATGCCGATTTTTTCAATGAGGTTGATGCGGTAGGGTCCGATGTTGCCAGAGTGGTGGGTATTACAGGATGCACACTGGCTATGAGTGTTGTCCTCGTTGAAACGTAACTGCGAAGCCGCTGCAGTGGTCCTGTAGTGACCGGCGTGGTAGCTGACCGCCGTTGTGCTCCCGCAGCTTATACAGACATCTCCATCTCTCGCACGGATGTAATCGTTAAACGCACGCTGGGTCATTGAAATCCAGTGGCTTAACGGTTTCATATCGGCTTTGCGTTTATTCCATGCGGCGCGCTCAGCTTTCTCCCGCTGTAACTTACGGCGTTCTGATTGCTGCTTGGCTAACTGTATGGCGCATTGTTGTGAGCAAGTGGTATGAAGGCTGTTGCGGGGGACAAACTTTTCAGGACAGATTTTGCATTTTCTCGGCTTCGGCTGTTTTAAGCCTTTAGCCATGTGTCAGTTCCTTATGTCTCTCATCTTCATGTTGGAAGTCGTCGCCGTCGATAGGCATCAACCAGCTTCCAGGGCAGAGGCAGTAGTCATCAAGAACTTTTCCATTGCCCAGCGTCACAAATATCCTTTCGTTATGTATTAACCAGCGCCCCTTCCATGCATTCCGCATCCGGAATCCTGTAGGCAGTGTTATCGACTCGCCAGGGCTTACATATCGCATGGTATCGACCTGAAGCCCTAGAAGTTCTGTTGGCCCGGCAATAAAAATTGCCATTCCACCTGCTTTTAACTCAGCCATTGTCTTCTCCTGATAAACGGTAATTTGGATCAAGCATCAGCGTTACCTCGCAGGCGGTGCAGCAATAAACCTGTGAGTCTGCCAGGGTAGTACCGCAGAACGCGCAGGCAGTAGCAGATTGCGCGCCATCGCCAGTAGGCTGACTTGATTGGGTTGTGTCGCTCATGGTTCTCCCATTCGATATCGCACTCGCAAGATTCACAGTTAGCTCCGTAGTGATACTTATCCTCTGAGGTGAGGATGGTGTGACATCGGCAGCAGCGGTCATTCATAACCTGCTCCACATTGGGTTTTGATACTGCCTGGATGGTATTGGCTCCTCCCTGTACTCCGGCAACATCGCAGTGACAATCCAGAGTCGCGGGTCGAATGCGAGCGTCTTGGTTGCCTGGATGTTTCGGAGTTTGTATCGGGAGAGGAGTTCGTCGGCTGTTGCGGTGTCTACGGGGTCGTGGGTAAAAGGCGTGAGTCGCATTGCTTTCTCCCTTTTCGCTTTGACAGCGCCTTGGTTCGAACCTTAGCAAGATGCTCTGGTGACTTGCTCAGCCCTAACTGTTGCGCTTTGCTGCTTACTGATTCCTGTGCAACACGCAGCCTTGCGCCTATCTGCTTGTTGGTCATGCACGGGAATAGCTCGATGAGCCTTTGTGTTTTCTCTTTGGTCCAATGGGTTCTCATGCTGCACTCCCGTATTCAGTGGTTACTATGCCCGGCGCTCCAGTGGTATACATTGGATTGCGGTCGGGATGCTCTGGCCTGACCTCCATAAGCCCATCGAAACGCTGATAAACGCAATGCGCCTTTCGGTAGATATGGGAAAGCCATACAGCTTCTTCGATTGCTGCTGATATGTCGGTGAAGGGTGTCATCTTTCCCTCAGAAATAGGATTGAAGCTGGTTGATGATGTTCTGGTCTTTGGTGCCGGCGAATACATGCTTTATGGCCGCGTTGATTAGCGACGAATAACAGCGCTCGAATTCCTCCTGTTCCATACTCCCGTAAGCCAGACTCTTTGCCTCGGCCCTCACCTCGCCACGGATGTTCGTCACCATGTCGTAATGACCTGCCAGGATTGTGAGGTCTTTGCGAAATCGGTTGAACTGTGTCGTTTCATCGGCATGCTCTAGCCCTGCCCTGTCAGCAGCCCAGTGCTGAAAGCAGAAATTGAAGAATGCGAAAGCTTTTCGATGAAATGCGGGGTTGCGGGTCAGCTTGATTTCGGCTGTGTACTGCTCGCCGTTCTTGAATCGGGTAAGGCGGGGTATGTCAGACTCAAGCGCTGGGGTGAAAACCCCCCCTGCCGATTTGATCAGCTCGATTTGCATGGCTGGCCTCAATTATCTTCTGCACCAACGCTAAGGCCTCATCAGTGATTGACTGCTGAGATATCGTCAGTTCGGTGTCGTTTAGTTTATCGATGAGTTCGTAGAGATTGCGAAGTGGGTCAGGTCGGAGTGGGATGACGTTGTTCATGTTCTACCCCTATTCTCTTTGTAAAGTGCGTCACAAATGCGCTCATACTCTATTTTGAAGAAGTCGTGCTTAGAGTTGTAATCATTTCTGATTGAAATGCCAGCAATCTTTGCTGAAGCAAGACTCGAAGCGGCGTTGATTAACGCGACCTGAACCTCAACAGGTAGCTCGGGGAATTTAGGCGCAACATCACTCATACTTCCCCCTGCTTGCTTTTCAATGCTGCCTGCCATGCTTCCCATTGAAGCCTTGATTTACTGTTCTTGTAATTCCCACCGATTTGCATTCCAAATCTTTCAGTAAATATCATTTTGTGAAGCTCGCTCATTCCTTCGGTAGCCCAATCCTCAAACCTCTGCCGCTCCATCTCATCGTTGCTTGCTTCACTGGCGGTTAGTTGGCGCATGAGTCCTCCTCACTAATAAGCTCGAATTCATCGCTATGAAACGACCATCTTGGAAGCATTTTACAAGTTAAACCCGCCCCTATTTCAATTAGGTCTTGCGTATTTACATGCACTGCGCCATCCAGAAAAGAATGCTGTTCAGCTTTAATTTCAACAGGAAGCGCAATGCCTTTCATAAACCGGAAACCGCCATCGTTTAATAATTTCACTCTCATCCTATGACCCTCCCCCTCTCTTTGGTTTAACCGGCTGCTGGCGTGAGTCCATCATGGCAATAGCTTCTGCTGCCAGTGTGTGGATGTGCTTAAGTGTTTCAGTGTTTGCTGGTCGCTTTGTCGCAATATCTAAGATGCCGCGGATTAGGTTGCTGATTTGCCGATCGCTTGACGGGGCGATGATTAGCTGTGTTACCTGTGTCATGCGGCACTCTCCAACCCTTCCAGCCAGAAGAAAAAAGCCCGATCTACGATGGCGTCCTGATAGCCAAGATGTGACCGAGTCAGATTATGCTTGTCACCGTGAACACTGCGATACAGACGCTCAAAGCAAATTCGTGTCGATTCATTCATGATTAATTCCTCAGCCCATGCTTACGACGCAGTTCTGCGATGCGGTCCAGGCCTTTCTCGTTGGTAAGCGGAATGTGAAGCAGCGGGATTTGCTTGCGCGGCGGTGGGATATCTTCACCGGCCTCAATGCGGCGAGTCATCTTGCGGGCCTCTTCGTTCAGTCGCTTACGACACTCGGCGTCAGAGAGGTTGAAAGAACGCATCTGGTTATACACTGCCGTCACGATGTGAAAGCAGGCATTGCTTTGCCAGGGGAAATTCTCGCTGCAATCGTAAATGCCGCGGTCACGACAGAACACCCGGAACATTTCATAAAGCTCTTCGTCGCCCGGAACGCCAGCGGCGCGGATATCGCCCTGCTTGCACCACTCAATAAACTGGCCTGGTGATGGCAGGAACGGTGATCCGTTGGCGCGGGCGAAACGCATTCCAGCCGAAAGTTGCGTTTTGTTGCTGATGCCGTTCTCGGCGAATGCGGCGATCCACTGGCGCTTAGCATTTGCCTCATCACGCGGGTCTTTCCAGGCGGTGCTCACAGATGCCGGAAATACCTGCTTGAGGTTGGCAAACAGCGCGTCAACCAGGCGTTCAACATGCTCGTTAACACCACGATCTACCGGCTGAGGCCCGTCACCGGCGATTCTTGCCAGTGCGCCTGCGTCACGGTTTTGAATTGCTGATACAAGATTTCTCATAGGAATTCGTTCTCCCAGGATTCTCGGCTGTTCCAGTGCTGCGATGGTTGCTGAACTGGTAATTGCTTGCGAATTGGAAACTTAGGTTTAAACAGGCCTTGATAGCCGTTTGCAATACTCGCGTTTATCACATCTACCGGGTCATGCCCGTTATCTAGGCAGTCTTTCAGAACGCCAAACGCCTTGGTGACCGTCATTTCAGTCTTGATTGGCTTCTTGGCTTCCTGTCGATATTGAACCCATTCATGCCATGCCTTCTGATTCAGCCATTCAGGAACAGGTATCGAGAGAGGGTCAAACATTGGTGATTCCCCCTTGGGGGATTTAGGGGGTTTTAATTGTTTATCTGTCTTTGGAAGAATGTCTTTGGTGTTCCCTTTTTTCGGGGATACCTCTCCCTGATTTCGGGGATGGATATCCCCTTTTTCAGGGATGGTTGGGGAGCCCATTTTTTCGGGAGTATTTACCGTTGCCACCGGCTTCTTGTAAGCCCATTTCCCTAAATCTGTATTGATTCCAATATAGCGTGTCTGCCCTATGCGTCTCAGGATCAGAATCTTCCGCTCAGCAAGGTTGTTCACCGCTTCCGATGAGTGCTTAACACTCAGGTCAGTGGTTTCAGCAATGAGGCTGTTAGTTATCCTGTCCTCTTTTTTTGACCATCCATATGTCAGGCGGATAATTGAGTTCAGAACGCGGAACTCACGCCCTGATAGCTCAACCTTGCAGAGTGCATCCTGAATCTGATTAGCCAGTCGCAGATAGCCGTTTTCAAGGTCGGCCACATGACCCCCTGGCTTATCTAGTAAGGTTTTGCGGTTGGAGAAATCAACCTTCTGAACATTGCTGATCATGGCGCGATTCCTCCCATTGTGTTTCAAGATTTTTTATCAGTGATACTTGGCCATAGCAGTCGATAACCACGGTAGCGAGCTTGTGGGAGATGATGCTCTTCATCTGGCTAATTCCGAGCCGGATTAAAAAATTGGTTGCAGATCGTTCCTCTCCACAATAGCCACCTAAGCCAGCCTCCATAAGCTCAGCATCAAGGTCTATAGGGTCCTCCTTGTGGAAGGAAATTATTGAGTCGTACAATGCAAGCTCAGCTGCGTCCGCATTTCTTTCTGGGCCGACTAACGCTCTAAGCTCATTGAGGAGGCTATAAAGTGCATGCTCATCGAGCTTGAAGAACTCACGTTTCTCACTAACGCGAAACCCAGCAAAGGCTTCGTGAATCATCCTTTCATCTGCCTTGGGGCTTTTTGAGTGGTATGCGGCTAAAACAGTGAAGGGAGTTGGAACTCCTGTGGTTGATGAAATCTCCTTAGCCCTTAAGTCAGGACAGTTGGTAGTCATGCCTATCTTGTAGATGTCAGGCATATATTCATTTTTCAGGACATAGACAAAGCCTTTCCTTTTATAAGAATCAGGCACTTTCATTTCTGTAAGTACCTGGTATTCGTCACCGGGTTCGTGCATAATTACTCCTGTGAATTGATTCGGTCATTTCGCATCAGGCCTCAAGCGTTCCAGCGTTTGGGGCCTTTTCTTTTGTCAGCAACTGCTCAATTCTCAACAGCCTCTGCGCAATCTCTGAATCCGGCGCTACGACGTCGAGATAAGCCATTACCAGGCTCATCACCTGGAAGAAGCTGTATTTCTGCTTCCCTGATGGGCGTTTCATTCGGCTTACAGCTGCCTCGTTCATTTCCAGCACCTTCGCGAGAGACACCTGACCGTTTTCAGCTAACTTGCTGAGTAACTGGCTTTCGATCTGACGCGCTTTCTTGCGATAGCTTGCGATTTCCATATGTGATACTTCCTTTTAGTTAACACAATATTGATTAGCCTTATGGCTAACTTAGGGTTGCTCCTGCATTTCGGCGGGAGCGGCGACAAATTTTTAAAGAGCGGTGAAACTAAGCTGCCTGGCGATAGGCCTTTTCTTGGTACTTCAGGGCGCCAGCTGTAACGACTTCCAGTCGGTAGGCGTCTTTCTCTGGGATAATTTCTTTCCACTGAGAAACTGCAGCGTCACTAATTCCTAAAGCTTTAGCGACGGCTCGCTGGGTTCCGAAGTGGTCTATAACGTGTTTTTTATACATTGACTCGCTCCGAATTTAATAAAGAACACTTAAATTATCCACTAAAGGAAACTTTAGTCAAGTAGAATTAAGATGTCTTAACTATGAGAACAGAGACCATTGGCGATCGCATCCGCGCGAGACGCAAAGAACTTCACCTGACGCAGAAGGAGCTGGCCGCTAAGGTTGGCGTATCAAACGTAGCTATCTCCCAGTGGGAGAAAGATGAAACCGCACCGAAAGGAGACAATCTTCTAAAACTTACAGACGCACTTGGTTGTAACCCCATTTACATACTTCATGGGGAGGATTCAGAATCCAACGTCGCGCTTTCGACAATCGATACCCGACTTGTTCCTATCATCAGTTATGTGCAGGCCGGCACGTGGACTGCCGAATGCAGCATTCGAAACATTGAAGGTGAAATAGACTTTTTACATACCAACATGGACCTATCAGATTCGGCTTTTACCTTGATTATCAAAGGGAAATCGATGGAGCCTGAATTCATGGACGGTGATGCCATTGTTGTTGATCCTGAAGTTCAGCCCCTTCCTGGCGACTTTGTAGTGGCCAAGAACGGGGATGAAGAGGCTCTTTTTAAAAAATACAGACCTCGTGGGTATATAAATGGGATGGACGTTTTTGAACTCGTACCTCTCAACGATGATTTTCCGACAATTAGGTCAGATCACGAACCCGTGCGTATAATTGGTACAATGATTGAGCACCGCAGATACAGGAGGAAAAGATGAAGTGTTGGTTGCTCGCTTTAGTTGTACTTGGATTTAATAGCGCCGCCACCACCAGGGACGCATCAAGCCAGCCAGATGTTAAATACAACTTCTGCATGGCAACAGCAGTGCTCTACTCATCCGCCGCAGCCGAGGCTGCCGGAATGACAGGCCTCGTGCAAAACGCTTATGATGCCGCCGAGAAGCTCAATATGAAGCGTAGCAAGGTAGATGATTTGGTTAATATTTATCGTTCCGATCCTGTGAAAGCAAACAGCGATGCGCAGATAGCCTATTCGCCCAGCGGAACGCAGAACGTAATGCAGTTTGCATCTATGTGCAGCCAGAGGCCAGAAAACTACATCCCCAACTACGCCAGCCTAAAATCCTCAGGAAAAATTACTGACTAAAAATTTACACTTCAATTAAGCGCCATTTCGGCGCTTTTTTTTCGTCTTAAATTCATAGTCTTACTTAATTCTCTTAAATTTATTTAAGTTATCTTGATTTTGGTCTTGACGCGCGACTAAAGAAATCTTAAATTAAATCCATCAGCACGAAGCACAGCAACAAACGACAGGATGTCGGCGCTCTTTAACATTGATGGGAATGTCCCGCCGAAATGCGGGAACCAAAGTGCAGTTGGCTTTGGGAAAGAGAATGGTGGAGCTAAGGACCAGATAAAGCTGCCGGACTGAGAAGCCATTTAAATCGCTGGATTGAAACAGGCCAGCGCTCTTTCACCTGAGACAATTCTATGCCAAGCCGCTGGCTAACATGCGCGGCATACAAATCAGGAGGTGTTATGTAACAGGTAACAGTGAAGACTGAAAACTTTCAAGATCGAGGAGTGTGCCCCGCCACCACAGTGGCTGGCGGGGCGAGTTGATTTAGCAATGCAGAGTATCGCTAAGCCAATTACCGGAGGTACACCATGACAATAGTCGTCACTTATCTGGCCTCTGATACGGCCAAGAATCGTCGCAGAGAGCGCCGTGCTGCTCTGCGTGATCAAGCTAATGCAGACGGCCGACTGGCACGCAAAATCGCAGTAGCTGGCACCGGATGCAGCCTGACAGTCTCCCGCGCAATCAACTCTCCTTCTCTGCGTAGTAAGCATGAGAGTGGGTCAGCTTGTTTGCCAGAGGTTGCCTTGTATCAGGCAGGTCACAGAGCTGTCCGCAAGGACGCAACGCACATTGTTAAGTGAGGGTGGAATGAAAAAAATAATAACGGTGGTTGGAATGCTAATTCTTGCAGGTTGCGATAGCGCCAGCGATGTTGCCAGCCGGAACCTGTCAACAGCCTCTGACAACTTCGAAGTTAACCGGCGGTTCGTGTTCTACAACGGCATCACCGGCGACTATATCCTCACCATTGAGGGCCTTTGCTCCAAAGACAATTCCAGCACCGATAAAACCCTGGGTGTTGTCTGTAAAGTTGGTCCGAACACTTACAAAAAGCACATGCTCGGTCTATCAGACAACGTGACTTGGTTTATGGAGCAAATGCAGCCAGTCAATGCCAGTGAATACCACTATCGAGTAGTGTTTAAGCCGTCCGTAATCATCCCAGATATTGAAATCAAATAGGTCGCTTAGGCGGCCTTTTTACTGGAGCACTCCCATGATATCCACTGACAACTATTGGCTAGGCTGGGCAGTCTTTGCGGTTATGGGAGTGTGTGTTTATGCGTTTGTTTAGGGGGTTGTATGAGTGAAGAAGCGGGTGGATATGCATTCCCGATACCAAATGCGGATTTCCAAACATTTGCTCCAAAAACTGTTGATGAGTATAGGCGCATACAGTCTGGAATGACGCTTCGTGATTATTTTGCAGCAAAAGCACTAGCCAGCATTCCGCTTTCAATTGATAGCAGAGAGCAGGAGCTTATTGCCAATGCAGCTTACAGGCAGGCCGACGCAATGCTACGTGCCCGGGCCAGTAACCACTACAGGAGATAGAGGATGGAATGGATTAAGTGCAGTGAGCAAATGCCAAATGATGAGGAAGCAGTGGCTGTTGTTGTAAATGGTGAGGTGCAGCTCGAGGCGTTCTCAGTTGAAGAAATAAAGAGCGATGAAGGCGAGTGTGATTTGTGGTTCATTTCACGCGTTGATGATTATCACGAGGGTTTCCTTGCATCCAAGGTTTCTCATTGGACCCCATGGTTTTCTCCCCCAACTGAGTGACACCGTAAAGCTGTCTGTTTAGACGGCTTTGAGGTGCTACGCACCAACGCCTTTAGAGGGCTCAGATAACCAGACAGTAATACCCTTAACGGCCGGCGCAATGTCGGCCTTTCTTTTTCCTGAAGGATAACGAAATGAGCGAGTCAACGGATTTAGCCTTGGTTGAAATAAAGCCGGAACAGGCACCTGCACTTTATGTAAAGAATGGCCTTGATGCTTACCTTGATCAAATTCGCCAGTTTGCGAAAGAGGTTCCTGATGTAAGCACGAAAAAAGGGCGCGACCGAATCGGATCACTCGCCCGCTCTGTTGGTGCCAGCAAAAAAGCTATCGAAGAGCCTGGGCGTGCTTACCTGAGACACCTCAAAGAGGCCGTCAAGCCAGCCGAAGAAGAGCTTCGCCGCTTTACCCGGGAATGTGATCTGATTCGTGACGCAATACTCGCACCACGCGCTGAGTGGGAAGCTGAGCAGGAGCGCATTAAAGCCGAGGAAGAGGCGCGCATTGCCGCTGAGAAGATGGCGGCGCAAATCGAATCAGATTACGAAATCGCCCTCCTCATGGATGAGAAGATTGATCGTGAGCGTGCGGAAGCTGCTGCAGAAGCAGAGCGTAAGCGCATTGCACACGAAGAGGAAATTCGTCGCCAGGCTGCTGAACAGGCTCGCATTGAAGCCGAACAAGCAGCACAGCGTGAACGTGATGCTGCAGCCAAACGCGAAGCCGATTTGCAGGCAGCAAAGGAAAAAGCTGAGGCTGATGCCAAAGCTGCGCAAGAACGCGCAGAGCGTGAAAAGCGTGAAGCGGCAGAACTGGCAGAGCGCCAGCGCATTGAAGCAGCCCAGCGCGCAGAGCGGGAAAAGCAGGAGGCTATCGAAGCTGAGCGCCGCAAGGCTGAAGCAGCAGAAGACGCACGCAAAGCTGAAGAAAGGCGCATCGCTGATGACGCAGCTGCGCGGGCAGCAAATGAAGCACATCGCAAGGCAATTGGCACAGCAGTAGTCAACGCACTAATTGCGCACGCTGGCCTGTCACGTGATGACGCAATCAAAACGCTTGTAGCACTGAAAGACGATCTTATTCCCCATACCAGCATCACCTACTAATTATCTAACACAGGATACCCACGATGAACTATGCCATCGCGGGCGGCACCATCGTGGGTGTCGCCTCATTAAACACGTCTCAACTTTCCCGCTTAACCGAACAGCTTCGCCGTATTGGCCGCTGGTTCATTGACACGCTTACACAGCCTGGGAGGCCATAGCCATGAAAACCAACTTCTTTAAACGCGCTCAGGAGCTTTCAAGAGAGGCTCAGCTATACGGCGACAAGGTTAAGTGGGCTATGGCAATGAAGCTGTTAAGGAGGGCGTGCAAATGAGATTCAACATCAAAGAAAAACGCGAGATTCAGGATATTGCAGACACCCTTCCTGATGATGAATTAGAGCGCATCGGCAAGGAAGTCGATGACAACATGGAACGTCACAAGATTAACCCGCTGATTGCGCCCGCCTGCCAGTTCCTGACACGTTTTTTCGACTACCCAGCTATTGAGATGTTCGATGAGGACGACGACCAGCACATTGAGGCTGAAGCGTTCCTGCGCGACATGATGGTGAAGGTGGCACGGCGCGAGCGGGCAATTGCAATCTGGACCATTAAAAACAGCTTTGACGAGGTGGCGTGATGAATATTGTTGAGTTCGTGAAGTCTCAGGAGTCGCTTTTTTCCGGCGCTGTGACTGACCAGTCTGTTACATGGTCAAAGGAAAGCCAGTTCGCCATTCAATTATTTCAGAAAAACGACTTCCTAGCCAAAACCGCAATAGCCAACCCAACCAGCGCGCAGAACGCAATCATAAACGTGGCAGCCATTGGTATCAGCCTTAACCCTGCAAGCAAGCTGGCTTACCTGGTTCCAAGGGATGGCATGGTTTGCCTCGATATTTCCTATATGGGTTTACTCCACATAGCCCAGTCAGCAGGCGTAATTCGCTGGGGCCAGTGCAAGCTTGTGCATGCAAATGACAGCTACGAATCGAATGGCCTCGATAAAGCACCCACGCACAAATACAACGCCTTTGCATCTCCTGAGCATCGAGGCGAAGTAGTTGGCGGTTATTGCACAGTTAAAACCTGCGACGGTGATTATCTCACGGAAGAGATGAGCTTGGCGGAAATTAAGCAAACGGAAGCAACCAGCAAAGCTAAAAACGGGCCATGGAAAAACTTCTGGTCAGAGATGGCGCGTAAGACGATCGTCAAGCGCGCGAGCAAATACTGGCCTCGAGCTGAGCGTCTGGATAACGCCACCAACATGCTGAATGAGGATGAGGGCGTTTTCACTGAGCCTGTAATGTCTCATACGCCAACCGAGCGAGTGATTGAAGGTGAAAGCCAGCGACAGACAGAAACTGAAAATAAGGTTTCTGAGCTTTGCGATCAGATGGGAATGGCCGAAACACTAAATGAGCTTAAAGGTCTTTTCCAGCAAGCCTATCGCATGACCAATGGCATGCCGCTGCAGAAAAACGTTCAGCAGATTTATGCCGAAGCAAAATCCAAGCTTGAGGTGACTCAATGACAGCCTTATATCAAATCGCAAATGAATTCGCGAAGCTGTGCGACTCTGGCATGGAGCCTGAATTAATTGCCGATACGCTTGATGCGATTGAGTGGGAGTTAGAGGGAAAGGTTGAGCAGATACTGGCTATATGCAAGAACGAGCTGGCAATGGTTGCTGCTCTCAAGGATGAGGCAAAAAACCTTACTGAACGCGCCAGAGCCACAGAAAATCGAATCGCAAGCATGAAGGAATACATTGCTCTCTCTCTTGATGCGGCGGGAAAGAAAACCCTTAAAGCGGGGATTCATCAGGTGACAGTTCGCGCCCCATCTAAATCGGTAGAAATAACTGATGCCAATGCATTACCTACCGATTTTGTAGAGTACGAGACCACAATAAAGCCTGACAAGTTGGCAATTAAGCATCAGTTAGAGGCTGGAATTGATATCCCCGGGGCGATCATACGGATCGGGAAGCCATCTTTGGTTATTAAGTAGCGAGGTTCTGAAATGAGAAAGCTCGCTCAGTACCGGCGCAACAATCACCCGAACAGCGGATTCAAAGAGAAAGTCACCTTCCAGCTATCCAAAAGACCACAAACAGGGCGCGAATTAAGCGCCTTTTTTCATGTGACGCTCGGTGAGTTTAACGGGCTGATGCGCGGCTGTTTGCGCGGTAAGACGGCGGTGATTGAGGCAGCCAATCCGGTGCCGGTTGATGGATGCACCGATTATACCTACACGCTAATCAGCACCAGTCGAATCACGCCAGCAAGACCGCAAACCATGATCATCAGTCGCCGGTCACTGGCAGAGCGCGGAGAAGATAAACGCCAGCAGCATATCGAAGCCGCTAAACGCCGGGCGCGCTTAATCAAAAAAGGCATCAATCCCGGCCTGTTTGACTAACCGGACACACTCCCATGCAAACACTTCACCGCAGGCAATGCCGTATACCGGCCTATCGCCTCAACAGCTTCATGTTCATCGTATTAGCCGATGAGCAGTTAGCCATGGTTACCAACGTCAGGCACCTTGCCAGTAAGGTGCTTTGTTACATCAACGATAAGCAAGAGTCATTCGATAACGATGAGCTTGTCGTGGTGTCTGTAGCGGATTCAGGAGAAGGGAAATGAAAATCACCGAACACGAAATGCGCGGGTTACTGGCGGGCAAATGCTTACCTGGCGACATGCGTATTAACGAAGAATTACCGGTTTATCTGGTACGCAAGTTTGATGAGTTGCAGCAGAGGCTGGATGCGCTGGCGGCGGAGAGCGATACCAATCTTCGCAGTGCTGCAAGCGAACTGAATACATCCTGGATGTTGCACAAAACAATGATGGGCGCTCAGGCCGCGCTTCTCTGCCTGTCTCAGGGGGACATTCTTTCTGCCAAAGAATGGCTGGAAGGCACCACTGACGAAGCAATTATTGAAATGCCTGACGATTTGAATCCCCGCGACCTCCAGGAGTGGTTTGACAGCAATATGGTCAGCAACGGCGGCTCCAACGGCTTCCTGACGCATAGCGAGGCGCTTGAGTTGTTACGTAAACGAGCGCCAGCCACCGACGCTTACATGAACTCGGTGCGGGCGGAAGGCGTGGAAATTCTGACATCAAGGTTGCAAACGCTGATTGATGAAGGAGTGTTTGACGCTAAAGAAATTGGCGTGGCAGCGGGTGCTGTTTATGAAGGTGCTCAAATAGCTGCAAGCCTCCGCTCCGGCACCCATGACACTGCGGATAAGGCGGGTTGATATGGATAAGTTCGTCCGTCATTACGACAGCAAAGAAAAAGAAACCTCTTTCACTCTCAAGTCGAGCGGTAAAGTCGTAACCCGCCTGGCAACCAAACTGAGTCGCGATGACTGGGAACAGATGCACGCTCTTTTAGGAATGGTCTATCGCATGGGCATTCAGGACGGAAGCGAAGACCGCGCTAAACAGATTCGCACCGCATTAGGTTTTTCGGAGGCCAAACATGACAACTAATTCCCCCAATCCATTTGTAGGTGATGTGCAGGCGCTGATTGATTGGCTAAAGCCGCAGATTGCCGAACTGGAAAACATCTGCGATGAGCTTCCTTTTGGCCTGGATGAAGATGACGCAATGCAGCTTAAGGTTATGCGCTTTGCTCTGGATCGCCTTAACGCCACCGCACAGCCAGTAAGCGATGGCTTGTATCGTATCGCCAATCACATAGCTGGAGCCAAAAACTCATTGCCGCAGGAGTGGCAGGATTGGGCCGAAGAGATTGAGTCAGATTTGCGCAAGCTGGCAGCAGCGCCGGGAGGTCAGGATGATTAGTGATGCGCGCATTGATGAGCTAGCCAGCGATAATGTTATTTGCGTTGTGAGTTGGGATGAGCGAATCGCTATGGCGAGGGAGATACAGGCATATCGCAAGGCATTTAACAACCCCGTCGCGTGGGAGGTTAAGGGCGTTTACTGTGGCTCTTATAGCGAGGCAAAATCCATGTTCCCACAGAGAATTCCATACCCACTATTCGAAAAACCAACCATCCCCGAATAACCAACCTGCTCCGGCAGGTTTTTTTACGCCCAAATTCAGGAGTAACCACTATGTGCGCAGATATTCTCGACGAAGCTGCCGAACACACGCAGCACATGATTGACCTGGCATTGGCCAACCGTCAGCATCCGACAATGCAATTCACCGGCACCTGCCATTACTGCGAAGATAAGGTATCGACCGGATTCTTCTGCTCACCAGAGTGCTGCGAGGACTACGAACGTATTGAGTTTGCCAATAAAAACCGGAGGGTAGCATGACTTTACTTGAATTATTGGCGCATGAGTTGCCAAAGCGTGGTGGCTGGCCTGAAGGTGCAACGTGCGCGCGTCAAGACAGAGATAAAGAGGTTTGCTTCATCGGCACGGGCTGCGTGGATGACTTTACTGCCTCTGAGCTTGCTTCGGATGTGAATGAGTATTTCCTGGATCGTCCGCGAGCTAGTACAAGCGACGTTTACATCACAAAGAAACAATATAAAGACATTCTGGCGAAAAATCGCAAATAAGGCTGACCGATGACGCCGGAAACTGAAAACGCCATCCGCGCCGTAGCCCGCAAGTGCAGACAGGAAATCATCAAAGCCACTGACGGCAAGCCTAAAGCAGACCACGACGCCATCACCACCGCTATCCTCGATAAACACGCCAAATCAATCACCGCCCTGCCGCCAGATACCTTCACAGCAAAGCTGTGGCTGAGCTATTTTGTGCGGCAGGTAGACAGGGAGATAAGACAGTGAGCAAAACTTTTACTGAGCGCCTGATGGAAATTCTTGCCAGGCGTGATGCGGCAATCCGCCTATGCGGTGACTGTGAATGTTGTGGTAGTGAGCAGGTTCAGATGGTTGACTGGCTAGGACTGCAATTTAAATACCGATGCCGAAGATGCTGTCAGGAGTGGTACATCGAGCCAACAGCAGAAGAGCTTCAGTCCAGAAGCAAATAACCCACCTCATTTATCTTTATCGCGCTCTGCGTGAGGAGTTGTTATGTCCGGAAAGTACCGGCTCATTTACGCCGATCCGCCATGGTCATACCGCGACAAGGCCAATGATGGCAGCCGCGGTGCATGTCACAAATACCCGGTTATGACGCTGCAGGATATCTGTCGTTTGCCGGTGTGGTCACTTGCCGATCCTGATTCCTGCCTGCTTGCTATGTGGTGGGTGCCAACTCAGCCTCTGGAAGCGTTGAGGGTTGTCGAGTCGTGGGGCTTTCGGCTAATGACAATGAAAGGCTTTACCTGGCATAAGACGAACAAGCTCAAAGGGAACAGCGCGATCGGCATGGGCCACATGACACGGGCGAACAGCGAAGATTGCCTGTTTGCAGTGAAAGGTCGGCTTCCAGAGCGCATGGATGCATCCATATGCCAGCACATCAGCGCGCCACGCATGGAGCACAGCGCTAAACCACAGGTTATCCGCGACAGCCTGGTAAAACTCATCGGCGACGTTCCGCGCATTGAGTTGTTCGCCCGCACCGCCGATCAGGGTTGGGATTCATGGGGTAATGAGCTGGATACCAGTGTTCATTTAACCGAGGGAGGTTTTCGCCAAGTCATTCGCAAGAGTGCTGCAGCATGAACATCACCATCACCGCCGACCCGGGCGACTTAATCTCAATCGCCCTTCTCATCGCGCTCATTTACGCATTCAAACGCAGCAAGCCACCTGAGGAGTAGATATGGAAAACGACGAGCCATTGACGCTTGCCGAGGCCGCGCTTTACCTGAAAGTTTCAGCAAGAACAGTAAGTAACCTGATCCGCCGCGGAGAGTTGCCGGCGCGCAGAACAGGTGGTGGCAGCGGCAAGTACCTGGTGCTTCGCTCCGCCTGTATTGATTATGTTCGCAATCCATCACAGAATCGCCCGGCGAGCATGGGTGATGGCACAAACGGAGGTCCATCATGTCAATCACCCTCAGAGGCGGGGTATGGCACTGTCATTTCTTTACCCCGAATGGCAAAAGAGTTAGGCGATCGCTTAACACAGCGGACAAAAAGCAAGCGCAGGAGTTGCACGACAGGCTGAAAGCGGAGGCGTGGCGGGTCGAGGAGATAGGCGACCTGCCTTTGAGGTCTTTCGAGGAGGCATGTATGCGCTGGCTTGATGAGAAAGAGCACAAGCGAAGCCTGGATGATGACAAGGTAAAGATTGAGTTCTTTCTTGGTTATTTCTCAGGACGGGATATTGCTTCTATTACCGGCGAGGAGGTGCAGAAGATTGTTGGCAGGATGATCAACCGCAACCACCGCAGGAAATGGGAGATACAGCGCGATGCGGCCATAAGGGACAGCAAGCCTGTTCCTGAATACAAAGACCGGCCAGTCAGCGCAGGAACCAAAAGCCATTACCTTTCTTTTATGCGGTCACTTCTTCGTGCCGCGGCTAACGAATGGGGATGGATAAAGACCGCGCCAGTTATCAAGACCAAGAAGCCCGTAAGCAAAAGGATTCGCTGGCTGACCAGAGAGGAAGCAAACAGGCTCATCGACTGCATGCCAGACAGCATCAGACCGGTTGTGGTGTTTGCGCTGTCCACCGGGTTACGCCGTTCAAACATTTTGGATCTGGAATGGACTCAGGTTGATATGCAAAGGAAAGTGGCATGGATAAATCCGGAGAACGCCAAAGCGGGCAAGGCTATTGGCGTGGCGTTGAATGATACCGCATGCCGGGTGCTGAAGGAGCAGATAGGAAAGCATTCACGATGGGTTTTTGTTCACACGAAGGAGGCAACCAGACCAGACGGCACCAAAACGCCATCAGTCCGGAAAATGCGCTGTGATGATAACACGGCGTGGCGGATAGGACTCAAGCGGGCAGGCATTGAGGATTTCCGTTTTCATGACTTACGGCATACCTGGGCAAGCTGGCTGATTCAGGCAGGTGTTCCACTTTCTGCATTGCAGGAAATGGGGGGATGGGAAAGCATCGAAATGGTACGCAGGTATGCACACCTGGCACCTAACCACCTGACCGAACATGCGCGCAAAATTGACTCACTTTTGGGTGATAACGACACAAATACGACACAAGGAGAAAATCAGGTAGGCTTGAAGCTTGCTTAA